GGAAGATACGGAACGGTTTCCGTACTTCTCGAACTCTTGTTCGTAAACATCAGGAAGATATTGAGATGTAAACTCAACATCAGATCCTAAATAGTTGGTAGCCAATGTGGCTTTAGATGGAGCTGGTGTTAATGCACCTTGTACTCCAGAAATAGTTACAGACATTTGTAAAAATTTTTAAATGGTTAGTTTCGTTTTCTAATTTTAAATGAAAACTGATCATCATTTTCGAGAACCTTAAACTTAGTTCCGTTTGACTCGCTAACACTGTTTTTCCGTACAGACATGTCTATGTTTTTTGTTTCCTTAACAATTTCACCTGTGGCTTGAGATACTCCAAGATCATAAAAATGTTTTGCTACGATATTTGGGTTCATGGCGCCAAACAGGGCTGCATGGTATCCAGATGCATCTTTTAGTTTACCTCCTTCATCCACGTGCATGGAAACGAAATTTTGAACATTACTCTGTGCAGTTTTAACAGTCTCAATGTCATTAGGTTTTAAAACAAAATTTTTGTCTCCTACTCGATATTCAAAACCTTTGAAATCTTCGTTAAAAAACTCTTTTGTTTTTTTTGTAAAGACAGACGCTAAGTCTTTCTGAATTTGTTCTTGCTGTTCAGTTTTCTCTTTATATTCATTATAAAAACTAAATGCCTCCTTGTATTCTTTAGGAACGTCAGCCGCACTAGACTCTAGTGGTGCCTTATACTTATCCTTTAGACCCTCAAAGTGGTTTCTAGCTTCATACAATGCTTCTTTATAAGCAATCTTCTTAGCCTTGATATCTCTTTCATCATCTAAATCATCGTCATATGAAAAATTATCGTTAAGAATATGCTCAATGTCCTCCTTGTCTAAATGTGGTTTAGTTTTTTCATAGTACTCTCGAATCACCTCAGAGTCACCGACACTGGACCAATCCTTTTGTAGTTGTGTGAAATCACTAAAGCTTCTTCCAGTATCTTTTCTGTACTGCAAGTATTTTTCCACGTCTTCAGGAAGACTTTTTTCTTCAGTATTTGAAAGAACGTTTTTGAGGTCGTCAACAGAGTTTACCTCTAATTCATACCTCTCTTTTAATTTATTAAAAAACCAGTTGTCGTCTTGTTCAGGCTCTTGAACTGATTCTTTTACTTCTTCTTCTTGTATGTTTTCGGCTTGATTTTCATCTGGCCCTTCGACATCTTGTTGCTCTTCTTCTTTCCGTACGCCATCGTTTACTTCCGTTTGTTGAGGTTCCACTTCAATTGAAGCCTCTTGTTCTACATTTGTTTCTTGTTCTGGCTGTTTGGGTTCTATTCTGTTACCATCATCGTCCAGAGCAAAGACCTTTATATCTTCCATTTTATATTAAATTAAATTTGTTACAAAATTACTAACTTATGGCAGTGCCGTAACTTCCTGTTAACCAGGAGATATTGAATCTTCTCCATCAAAGTCAATAGGATCGAGATCTTGCTTTCTTTGTTTTATCAACTCAGATTGTTGGTTTGCTTGAATCTTGGTTCTATTATCTTTCCTGTCTTCTTTATATTTTTCTTTTTGCAGCTGAGACACTGTAGATCCGTTTTGAATCATGCCTTCATAGGATTTTTGTTCCTGCATAAGCTTAAGCTTTAAATCAAACTCCTTCTCTAGCTCTGCCATTCTTATGTCAGCCTCTAGCTTGATAATTTCCATTTGAGCTTGTTTCTCAGCCAACTTAGTTTGTTGCTTTGCTTCTTCAGCAGCTATTGCGGCTTGTTGATTTGCTTGGGCTTGTTGTTGTATATTTTGTTGCTTCAGCTTCTGATCTTCTTTTTCTCTTCGGCTTTTCCTAACCTTTAAAAGTTGAGACGCTGTTTTTACGTTACGAACGTTTCTAACGTCTATGGCGTCATCCACATCTATTTTTCCTTGCTGTATAGCTAAATTTATGTGCTGTTCCAAAACAGCTTTTTGTTCTTCATCTGGATGTAACTCTATATAAACACCAAACTCATGCAAATGTAATTCAGAAATTTCCTTTATAACCTCCATACTGTATTTGCCGATAGCCATTATAAAGTCGTCTTTGTGTGTAGAGTATTCTATAACATCTGATATACGATAAGTAATGCCCTCCGCAACCTTTCTAGTTACTGTTAATCCAGAAGTCAAGACGTGTTTCGTTGCTGTATTTGAATTTAGAGCAGCTAACTTCTGAATACCCACTAAAGATTTTTCATTTGGCATTGATCCATCTCTCGCTTCATTTAAGCCTGTGACGGATCTAATCATCTCAAGATTGTAGTTATACATATTTATAAGAGACGATATTTTAGCGTTTGCTCCTGAAGATGTAAGCTCTTGAATAGGTATCTTGCCATGATTAAACTCTCCTTCCTCAGTAAGCGATCGACCAATAACTGATCCAGTTTGGAAATACAGGTTTAAAGCTTCTTGGGGAGTATATGTGGATCCATTCCCCAAGTTAATGGAGCTGAGTCCATCTATATCCATGTACACGCCATCAGGAATCATCTTAGATGTTACCTGTTGAAGTTTTAAGTGATTTAGTTGTATCTGATCAGCAAAAGGAATCATTCTCTTTACTAGGGAGTCTATTTGGCCCCTGTACATTTTTGGGGCACTGACAACATAAGGAGCTATCGATTTCGCTATTGATGATTTGGGTCGAATCATGTTTTTCATGAGACTCCATTTTAGCATGTAATTTGTTCCTAGAACAAGTACACCTTCGTACCATACGTCAATTCTTTTAGAAAGTTTTTCAAATCTAGCTTTCTCTGTTTTTGGTGGGTTGAATTGATCGTCTTTCTTAAGTACCTTATCACCTCCTAGTGCGGTCTTTTTCTTTTTGTATACGATGTTTTTGTCCGTCTTGTAACAGAAGTATAATAGTGTTGCTGTATTATGATCAAAGTTGTCGGTTTGGTGACCGCCTCTTATACCTTGATATGAATCAAATTTAGAGGATAGCTTCGAAATTTCCTTTAAATCCTCCTGAGTGAGGTTTGAATTTATTTTCTTTAATTCTGTTACATTTACGTTTTTAACCTCGCCAAAATAATAACAATCCTCGAAGTTTGGATCTTCGGTAGGGCTCCATATTAAGTTTGCAGGATCAACGTACTCTACTTTTATTCCGTCATGCATGTTATATGAATGCTTTACGGAAGATATACCTATTACCGTTTGATCTCTGTCAATTTGAGTTTTAATCTGATCATAGCTGTTTAGCTTTAATACATTCTCAATGGCTTTTTCTTGAGCTACTTCAATGTCGTCCTTATAATTCAATTGCAAGTGTAAGTCTAGCTCGTCTGGATTTGCAGGTAACGTGTTAGGGTCTGTGTCAAACATATCCCTTCCAGTAACAGCCTGAATCTCCATAAGATCATCCTTGTTACGCATTTCTGTCTGCAAGCTCAACTTATATACTGCTTTCTTGTTTGACGACAAAGCATCAACTGCGTCCACTTGAACGTCATAAAGCCTGCTTTGCATGCCGTTAACAACAACATCTACAAATTTAGGTATGATAGGAACGGGAGACCAATCTAGATTAAGATAAGATATATCTCCATTAACAGATAGCTCGTCTTTGTATTTTTGTACAGACTGCTCACCCATTGCATAAGATCTCAGCTTATGATAAGTATCTCTGTTGTTATAAAACCTAGAGGTACCACTTTCCTTACGGAACCATTCGGATTCTATAGCCCTTCCAACCTGCAACCCATACCGATCTGTAGACTTTTCAGTATCAGATGTAAGTTGATTAGGAAACCCTAGCACTTTGCGAGTTTGAACTCCCCTCATATTATTTTAATATCGTACTTAGTATTCCACCATTGTTATACCTTGCAAAGGTAACATTTATTTCTTTAACAACTTTTTGCGGGCGTTCTACGTATCTGTTGTTAGCCATGATTGCAAAGCCTGAAGAAACAGTAGCATCATACTTTGTTCGATTGTTAATATCATAGTTTGCCCAGTCTAGTAAAGTGCGTGTAAAATACATATTACCAGAACCTTCGTTTGTAAATCCTACATGATTTTCTATGTAAGACTCAATCGCCTCTGCGTGTATTGAAATAACCGCTGAAGACGATGGTATTCCTCCAAGTTCTTTTTCTGCTTTAGACAAGTCGTTTTTATGCTTGTCTGGTCTTGAAAGGCTAAATCCTCTGTAGCCTCTATTTTTAAAATGATAAAGTAGCCTAGGCTTGTTGTTCTCTGCCAATATAGGCATCCCATAAAATACGCAAGCCATTAACACGTCTTCATAGAATATTTCAGCCGTCTGTGGCCTTGATATATATTCTAAAAAAAAGTAGTTTGATGGACCATCAAAGTTCACCTTAGTAAAACCATGCAATGCACCGTTTGATCCACCCCCTCCGACTGTTCCAGAAATATCATACGAGTCACATCCAAAGGCACCAATATGTTCATTTCCTGGATACTTAATCCCATTTTTATCTATGACTTTATTTCGAAGATCTCTTGGAGGTATCCATGACACGTAAAATCTTCCCTTCGAATCTGGTGACCAAACAACTTCCGTGTCGCGCTTTCCATTAGACCAAGAAAAGTTACCTCTTTGGACAACTCGTTGAGCCTCCACTCCATCATTGTGGTCTATTTGCTCATACAATCTGGACAAGTTAAATAGTGTGTTTTTGGATTCATCACGAAATGCGTGGTTTTCTGTCCTAGGAAACTGTCTATAGAACTCGTTAAGGGCGTCAGAATCGCTTCTAAGGCTGTCTACTTCGTTTCCCCAGTAGTCAAGCACCCCTGCATCTATATCCATTCCATCTATGCCCTCTACGGCTCTCTGTGGATTCCTGAAGACAGGCATACCATACTTATCTATAAACCCCTCCATATTCCACTCCATGGGAATGAAAAGGCTGTACATTCCGCTTTTTGTTTGCCCGTTTGCGTTTCGCTCAGTAACATTGGAATCTCTATATAGTCTCTTAAAATTACTTCCTCCTTTATCAAGTGCATTCGATGTTGATCCCATCATACACTTTCCTATAATGCGTCTACCTAATCGTAAGCAAGTTTTAGTGACACGCCAACTGTTGAGGATATTATCTGGTTTTTCCCATTTTCCAGATTCATCGTGTACAAGGAGTCGTAGCTTTTCACCATCGTAGGAGTTATCTCCTGTGTTTTTCCAGTCAATTGTTGTATCAAGACCTGTGAGCTCTTGTTGTAATTCTGTGTTTGCAATGGATTTTTTTGTAAGCTTGGATGCTGGTACTCTGTAGGCGAGCTCTGTTTTTGGTCTATCCATTCCGTCTTGAATAGGCTTGAAGAAAAAGGGGTAATTAGTGGATATTGGAACCACTTTGTCTGTGAACATTTTCTTAGCATCAGATCCAGATTTGGACAATATCCCGAACCGTGAGTCCGAAGTAATTGTTGCTTGAGCGACGGATTCTGCTGAAGACATAAAACTAAATCCAGATCGTCTGTTTTTAAGATAGCACATTCCGTAAGACCTATCATCGGCTTTACACGCTTCCCAGAA